GTCGCGTAGGTAGAAGGGCGTCACGTCGGTCCCCTCGTACGAGTCCAAACCACAGGACTCGCGAAAAGGACCTTCGATAAAACTCTTCTCCGTATTAGTGGAGAATCCCAGGAAGTCGAGGAGACGTATTACGGCCTCAGCGTGCTCAGTGGTAATGACAATGTCATCGCCATACACGCTGAAGTCTGTCGCCCCGACTGCTCGGCAAGCAGCAGCGAATACCAGGGTCTCGAGGGCAAAGGTTGCCCCGTTTCCCATGCTCGAAAACTTCGAGTATGAGTGGCAGCTACCGTCGTCAAGGCGGTAGAGCGGCGAACGGATATCGTTAACGTACTGAAACCATCTTTCTGGCAGAAGCCAGCGAACGGTGTTGTACGCAAGTGAGTCCGAAGCCGCCTTGAGGTCGATTGTGGCATATTTACCACAGATCGAACCCTCACGAGCCATCTCCTGGTTCCTGAACTGGTTTGTAAGGTCTATTCGCCAAAGGCGTTTTAACCTTCTTTTCGCATAGGTATCAAATGCAAGCTGTAGGGGAAGATTTCCCTCTGGCTCACATGCAATGGTCCTATCCGTTTTCCAGTTCTTCGGTACGAAGGTCACGCGATTCCACTCTGCTATCCGGGGTTCTATCGTTCTTGTTCCCCAGAAGATGCCCAACGCTTTCAGGTACTTTACAGCACCTGAGGTGGCGACGGGCCGAGTCGATACCTTGAGAAAAGGCAAAGACTCCCGGCGGCTGCGCGTGCTTGTTGCTCCAGATGTGACTCTCAACATTGATGGCAAAGTAGCCAGAAATGTCGTGAAATCGCCAAGGAGGTGCGATACCTCCTTCTCCATTCGCCAGAGGTAAGAACGCAGATCAGGGGGTAATACCTCCTGCCGCGTATAATACCAATCGAGCCGTTTATTAACTAATGAGCATTTCTGCTCAGCGGCATCGAACGTAACCTGTGCTGCCGAAAGGCAAGCCTCTGGGTTACTAAAAGCAGCGTTCTTTTTGAAAAATGCTGCAATCTGGCGCAGATGGCGAAACTCGGCGAGACCATGTATATTCCGGTCCCACAGAGAGTCACAGGATGCTAGATTCGCAAGAGATCGCGAACGGACCCAACCCTCTAGAGTAGAGGTCAGGTCCTTACCTAGCATACCCTGCCAATCGTGTAT